AAAACTTGAGATAGGATCAGACGGGGCATCACAAGACTCCTTGATACAACTTGTTGAGGCATACGAAAGTGTCAGAGCAGCCGCAAATGCAATAGAGTCTTTGGTAAACAATGAAAGGGCTTTGACCGCCTTGGCTGTGGATTACTTGACAAAAACAGTTTTTGGTTTTAGCATTCTTGCACTTTTGGCAGATCCGTGTTTTGGTAAGAAAATCGCAGAGAAGATCTTTAATCTTTGATAGATAGTAGTATGGCACGCTTTGTAGACATTGATCTCAACTTTACAAAAAACCCTATCACGGGTGATGTCTCCATCAAAACAGATGGTCAGGCTGTTTTGCGGTCAATAAAAAATATTGTCAACACAATGTTTGGTGAGAAAAAATTCAATCCTAGTTTTGGTGGTAATGTTAGGCAACTGCTGTTCGAGCCGATCAATCCTACAACAACTTTGAAAATCGAAGATGCAGTTAAGAGGTCAATTGAAAATTTTGAGTCTCGGGCGATCATAGAAACTGTCAGAGTTTTAAGTAACTCTAATGAGAATGAGTATTTTGTTGGTTTGACTTTTCGATTAGCAAACGATCCTAGACCAATCACTTCAACAATTACGATTAAGAGGGTACGATAATGGCAGAAAGTATTCTAGTAAACTCACTTGATTTTGATAACATCAAGTCGAGTCTAAAAACACATTTATCAAACACCTCAGTATTCAAAGACTATGACTTTGAGGGTTCTGGTCTTTCTGTCATCTTAGATCTCCTTGCTTACACAACTTACTACCAAGGTATCTACAATAACTTCGTTGCTAATGAGATGTTCATTACGACAGCAGAGAGTCGTTCCGCAGTCGTGTCTCATGCTAAGTCATTGGGCTATGTTGCAAGATCACAGACAGCACCCACGGCGACCGTGAACGTCACACTAGGTGTGACAGCAGGACTATCAACGACGTTTCGTTCCGGTGGAATATTCACAACAAAAGTTGGCAATAGAACATATCGATTTACAAATGTTGAGTCTGCCACCATTGACTTGAATCCGTCAGGGACAGCCGAACACATCACCGCTTTGCCAATCAAAGAGGGTGTAATCCGAACAATATCCTCAGTAATTGCAAACAACAGAGACTATCAAAAGGTTGTGATTCCTGATTCAAATGTTGATACTTCAACTATCAACGTTATTGTTCAGTCATCAATTAGTGACACTACAGGTATTACAAATGTATGGTCTAAGTCTACTGATCTTTCATCTGTCACGGGCGGCTCAAGAGCATATTTTATTGAACAAGATTACACTGGAAAGTATTCAGTTAACTTTGGGGATGGTGTAATTGGTGGCACGCTTGCTCCGGGCAACTTAGTTACTGTTTCTTATCTCTCGACAAGTGGTCCGCTGACAAACGGGGTTGGAATAAATGATGCGGCTAGATCGGCAAACTCATTTACATACTTGGCGGGCAACACAGTTGACGTTGTATCACCTGCCGCTGGCGGAGCGTTGCCACAGTCGGTTGAGAGCATCAGAAAAATTGCACCTCGATCATACGCTGCACAAAACCGTGCCGTGACCTCCTCTGATTTTGAGGCAATAGTCCAAAACAATTTCTCAGGCTTTTCATCGGTTCTCGCATATGGTGGTGAGGAGGCTGATCCGCCACAGTACGGTAGAGTTTTTGTCTCTCTCAAACCAGTCTCAAATCAAATTGTTACAGACTCTCTCAAAACCGAGGTGGAAAAGTTTCTTAAACAAAAATGTCCTCTAGCCGTTGAGCCAGTTGTGATTACACCAGATCTTCTCTACATTCAAGTTTCA